TCGGGAAGAAATTTGAACTCTTTATACTGTAAATTGTAATTTTCAACGGCTTTATAGAGTGTATCACAGTCGTGATGGTCCTCAACGATGTAAATTATGACATCAAAATCGTTAGAAGGCACAATATCGTGCAAATTTTCTTCAAAAATTGCAAATTTTGCCGTTGAAGCAAAGGGACATATCGAAAAATTGCCTAATTCAGGCCTAATTTTTGATAAATTACGAATCCATTTGCGAATATGTCTCTTTTTATTGGGGATCAGCATATCTTCCATCTTGAGAGTGATATGTATCGATAGGATTCTCAGAGGTGCCGTTGTAATAATCAATGTTATTATAGACATCTACCTCTGGATTTTCACGTTCATCGGGTGTTGTCCAGAAATAATCGTCACAATCACCCAATCTACCCCAGTTAGTATCATTCTCAGTCTGGAAAATACGTGTTGATACCTTGAAGTCAGGGATTTTGGGATCTTCAGGAGTCATAGAGGTGTCGTAGATACGACATCTATTGTTTGGATACAATGCAAATTGACCATTTCTGAGTTCAATCAGATTAAATGACTTATGTTCATCAGGAAGTTCACTAGTTGACGCGTCAATCTGGTCAAAATCACCATGATAGTTGTCCAGAGTACAAATATAAGTTCCTTTCATGTTACCATGATGCCGAGTTCTAATCTCCCATTCCATTGGAGCTACAAATTGTTTGACGATTACGGTGAAATCATAATCCATACAATTCCAGAATTGAAGATTGAATAGATCCATATCAGGATCTGGAGTTTCTGGTTTACTTACAAAGGCACTAATGGGCAACTTATCAAACATTGCACCGTATTCTGGAAGATAAGTTTCAAAATAAAATGCCCTACCTTGGATAGATTTGGCCGATACCCATAAACCTTCTACAAATTCACCGAATCCGTCCTTAAAGTCACGAAGATACTCTCTTCTGACATATACTTTCTTGGTGGGTAGATTTGCGATTAATTTTGCCATGTCTTAAAAAATTGCGATACTTCATAACCATCTAACTCTGACTTATAATCAGAATCTTCACCCAGATAAAAGTAATCATATCCAAGTTTTTTATATATTGCGCATTCATTCTTGAGAGACTTCTTACCCAAATAAAGTTTAGGAGTCTGATAATCCCATGCAAATTGATCGGCAAAGACGGAATTTACACTGTCAAAACGATAAACTAATGAAAACGCTGCTAATCGATCACCATCATAATACCCGACGATATCAGAGTTATTCTGTTCAAACTCTTCACGAAAGATTGGTATGACGCTATCAAAGTCTTTATATTTACAATACTTGCGATAAATCTCAAAACACTCATCATAAAAGGAACTATCAAGAAGTTTGTAATTAGAAACCTCCTGATAGTTTGTGTCCTTTAAACGGATTCGACAAAACATCGATATATTGTAACTTCAGTTATTTACTTACCTTGTCCTCTATAACGCTTTTTCTTTGGTCTACTTGAAGTGGCGGCAAGCTTAGTGTGCTTACCCATTCCCTGTCGAGTCTTCTTTGGTTGAGACTCGATCATTGTCTGTCCACTCAGAGACTTCTTCACTTTTGCCATCTTACCTCCTATAAGGTTCAAAGTAGTTTAAAACTTCATCTATGTGAAACACATAACATGGAGCTGTTTTCTTCCCATAGTATAACATCTTTTGGATTCTATGGGAACCATCCATTGATCTATATTTCTTACCTGTGATCGTAGTAGTACCTTCTAATAAGATACCAGGATATGTAGTATCGGCTAGTACAACACGATCTCCATTACAACATGGACAATTCATATGGTCCATGACTTCATTATAACCAAACTTCTCTGCTTGATACCATTGGATATCATCAATAGGAATATCTTGTAACCTATCTGGATTACGCATCCAATTCAGTCTTCTTAACCGAATACGATATCCCTCACCCACCTCTGGGATATACCAAGTGGTTTCATCCTTCCAACCAGACTTATCATAATGTTGAAAACAATCACGTTTATTATAAGGTGAGAAAAGGTAGGTGTCATACCAGGGTTGATATCCATAAAGACGAATACAATCATCTTGGATATCATCCACACAATAAACATTCCCTGGAATCAACTCAGGGAACTGAGAGAATCCATCAAAGAGGACTAGTTGGCCTTTGTCCATTTACAGGTTCTCCTAATCGTTTACATTTTTCACATTTAGGTCCATTACAACCCCAACCATTGTGGCAGTCATTACATCCTCGACCACCACATTCATTACATACCCAGTGATATTCTCTAGATGACACGGGTCTTTTCATGACCAACACGAACCCGTGGATCACACCAAATATCAAATCCAGCTTCGATTGCATCAAGACAGAACGACACATCTTCACCACACATATCCTGAACCGCACCAGATTCAAACACTTGCATCTTCGGTGCGAACCAAGGATACTTCATCTTTTCGTGTTCAAAGACACCATGCTTGATCATGACCCAACCGAACCCAGTATAGTCAACAGTGAAGGGTTTCTTTCTCTTAGAGATACCATCAACCATTTCATGATTCATGACACCACCATTGTTCCTGAAGTCATCTTCTTCAAGCCAATGTGCTACAGAGGTTGTCCGCCCGTCTTCAGTCGAATACCATCCAGCCACAATAGATCGCTCGGTCCCATCCTCACTCAAGGCCATATCACATAACTGCCAAAACTTCTCAGTGTTAAAAATAATATCAGAGTCAATCCACAGTTGATAATCATAATTCAGCTTACCGTCCCACGGAATCTGGTCCGGCCCTCTCAGGACATTGGCGCCGAGACACTTACATCGTGCGAAGTTCACCATGGATGAGTAATCCTGACTGATCTGGATACTCATCTGATTTTGTACAAGATCAAAACAGAGTTGTACAAAGTTTTTCATGAATGCATATGAACACCCTCTACCGGGTAGACAGAAGACAATTGCCTTACCCCTCATTCGTTCTTTGATCGCCTCGATGTCCCACTCAGGACCCTTGTCCTTTTTCTTGGGTGTCGAAGCCTTTACTGTAAAACCTTTAGCCATGAAATAGAATCACTCCGTTCACTTCACATTATACTCGGATATTTAGTGAGTGTCAAGGAGAATTGTGAGACCTGACTAGTTACTGATATCCTCTCTTTTCTCTAGTGGTAACACTACCTCATATGAGAGATCTTCAGTCGTGTAGTCAGTCTTCACCAGGCCAACGAGGTTCTGTAAGGTATTCCAGCTACTCTGAAAGTTTTCTTCTGTCAGACTATGAAGAATTACTTCTCCCTTTAAGTAAATGTGATATACCTTTGAAACACTCATAGGGCCCGAACCTCCCAGGGGATTTTTTTATATAGAAATTTTTTTTTATCTGGCAATAATATAAGGCCGTTTGGGGACCTTTGTAGGTTAGTGCAGCCGGTTTTTAAAACAAGGGGGGGGCC